TTGTTGCCCTATTGTCTGTTGCATTAACTGCATTTGAATCCCATTCAAAACATTCTCCATTATGAATTAAGGCTATGGCAGTTCCGCCTAAATTGTCCAAGGACCATAGTCCAGGGTCTATGACTGAATCGGTGTTAGCTGCTGGAGATCCCCAACCTGTGTAAGATGAACTGTTTGTAACTGTCGCACCATTTGAATGAGAAGCAGTTGTTGTTCCCCTGACACCTCTAGTAATCCCTGTAAGTATTAAACCTAAAACTCCAGTATAAGATATTTCTTCAGTACCAATTTGAATATAGTTTGTTCCTGTAGTGGGAAGACCGGCAACACTATTTAAAGTAATTTGTGTAGCGGATCCATTGTTTCCATTTGTGTCTGCTGCAAGTGATCCATTTAATGTAGTTGTTATAGCTCCTAAAATAATTCCACCAAATTGAGATATACCCCAACCATAAGCTCCCAATTGTTCTGCTGGTCCTACGTGGTAGTATTGAAAATATTTTACTCCTCCCGAAGCAGTACCCCCGGCTCCTGTCTCAACACTAGCCATCGTGATAGTGATGGTTGTAGTGGTAGGTATGGAAGTAACCATATATTTTTTACCATCAAAATCTGCAGCGTCATAATTAGAATTTGTAATAGTAGAAAAATCACTAAATAAAATAATGTCTCCTGCTACAAAAGTGTGGGCACTACCAAAAGTTATTGTAACTGTTGGTGAACCATTAGTTGTTGTAAAACAACTTGATAATGTTGTGCCTGTTGGATTAACTAAAGGGTGAATATCATAAAAGATACCTCCCGTATAAGCATATAAAATTCTGTTAGTGCCAATGATTGAATAATTAATAGAAGCATTACTAACCATATGATGTTGTGCTCTTGCAGCACCTGTTAGTTTGCTTATCCCTAATTGAGACCAGCCACCTATCTTCTCTGGTGTACCATATCTAAAACGTACGTTCTCCCCGCCCGTCCATCTATTTTCAGCGCCGGTAGAAGTAACTTGTTTGTTGAACCCTGGTACGAAACCTATTTTTTGTAACATATAACTCCATTATATTATGCATTCCGTATTGGCGGAACACCTAACATCGGCCTTTTGTCAAACCTATTCTTTTCTGCAAAAGGACCATTCACATGGTTATAATGAAGAAATACTTGTCCGCAAGTAGTTCCTTCAAAAGGTTCTCTCCAATGCTCTAATTCACATCCACTATATACTAGCATGTCACCAACATCAAGCAGGACTTTTGTACCAATTGGTGCACCGGGTTTAACTAAATTTTGTCTTTCATTCATAACATTATCCGCACCTGTTCCATCTATAAATATTGGCCAAGGGTCGCCACCCAAGTTTATCGTTGTCGATATTTCACAGCTAGGTCTATCTTTGTGTCTATGAAGAGTGTCTCCATTCTTATAAATTCTTGCATAGGAGTAGGTTGGAACTAACTGTAACCCCGTCTCCTGAGCCATGACTGGTAGTACTTTAACCAACAAAGTCTCCATTACTGGATCAGCATAATGAGAGTAAGTGTTGGGTATTTGTTTGTCGGTCCATGTACCTAACATACCATTGTCATAGGTTATATTATTCTCGTACATATACTTAACCGCATCTCGTTTAAGTAAGAAGTAGTTAAATATAAAATTAGCTAACTCGTAGTTAACAGCACCTTTGATTACTTGATATTTATTAAAAGCCATGTTGTATAAAATTAAAACTTACTGATATTCTTAAATCATTTGATTGATTAGGTTCAACACTATGCCATAACCAAGCAGGAAACATTATAATACGTCCTGGAATAGGGTCAAGGTTTGCATCTCTCCATAAATGTTTAGGGGGTTTACCCTCTAATCTTGCAGGCATTACTATTTGTGCTCCAGGTCTAGGATCATATATTTTAAGCCTGCCCGCTTGTGGGTTTGATTTAATATAATACACACCTGAGAATAATGAGTTTGGATGTATGTGGGGTTGGTTCATTCCATCTTTAGGATTTATATTCGCCCACATATTACCAAGGACGGGTTCTCTATCTAACCATTCTTCTTTAAACATATCTTTACACATAATCATTAGTTCGTTGACTAAGGGTTGATACTCCGGCTTTGATGCCATGTCGGTTGTAGAATGCCATCCTTTGTAATTTGTTTTCTGTAATCCCTGATCTTGATTAGACCAGTTGACAATATCTTGAGCTAATTTATTGTTATCTAATCTTACATCTTTACCAAAAACACTTGTGGGAAAAAATTCTTCTCTAATCATCTAAAAGCTTTACCTCCAAACCATACAACAAGAGATTGTCTCATACCCTTTGTTACTGGATTAACTCTGTGATTTAAAAAAGATGCAAAACAAATTGCATGGCCTTGTTTAAGATTTGCAAATTTACCTGGAGCCATTAATTCTAAATCTCCTCCTTCAAACTCTGATGGATCATTCAATAATAGTGTCATTGATATTTTTCTAACAGGAGGTTCGTGGGTCATGTTCACATCACAATCCATATGCCAATCGTAGAACCCTCCTTCAGGGTACTCTGTAAACTGTGCATTCTCCGTAACTCTTATATCTCCAAAACCAAAATGATTTTCATTTGCTTTTTGTATGAATGTATTTAGATCCTGATACATATGTCCCATTTCTTTAAATGGAATCCAACTAATAGTCGTTACTCTTTTTTTAGTATCTGTTCCACCTTCTGGTTTGTTCATACCCACTTGTGCTTGTTGTGGTTTCTGTGCTCTACCTGATGCAATAATTTGATTACATTGTTCTGGTGTAAACAAAGGTGTTGTAGTTTGTATTATCCAACTTTTCCATTTAGGTTCTGTTATAATTTTATTTTCGTACATTATATCTGTCCTTTCTCATACATTGATTTTAAAAAATCTGATTTTTGTACAGGATGATTTCTCCAACAAAATACATTTAAGTATTGAAAAAATTTTGTTTCATCTCCATTTACTCCTACATAACATAAAGTGGCTTCATGTTTATCTTTAAAATACTCATAGCGATGAGTGCCGCTTCTAATAGTAACACCATCTTTATCTAATACAATTGGACATAGTAATCCATTTTTTTCCATATCAGGATTTACTTCTTTTTTAAATTTATCCATTGTAGGAAATAATGTTTTCATATCTTTAAATTTTACTTCTTTTAATCTGTCTTTAAATATTTGATAGTATGGCTCTAACATTAGCTTACTCCTCTATTTTGAATTGGGTTATATTGTACATCCATATTTGCAGCCAAGGTTCGTCTCATACCTGGACCGTTAAATGGATAAACACAATGTCTCATGTCATATGGAAAGATATAAAAATCTCTCTCTTTAATATCGGGTTGATAATCTACATTTGCAAAGTGTCCATTAGCTGAACCTAGTATTTGTAATCTACCATTTTGAGGTTGATCAGGTGATGAATATTCTACACCATAAGACTCAGGTAATTTTAAAATCATAACAGAAGACAATCCTGTAAACAAAGTTCCTTGGTGCACGTGCACTGGATTGTACTCATGTTGAAACATAGTGTTAACCCATATAGAGTTTAAATGCATATTATATTGTCTAGTTTTATTCCAATCTAAATAATGTTTAAATTTAGATTCAAACCAATTTAATACATTACTGGGTAAATGATTATGTTGAGTCATCTTAGAAGTATCTTCACCATTATAAAACAAACTATGTTCTTTCTCAATCTTACCCACCAATTGTTTATTAGCAGGTTTTAATTCAGGATACTTTGTTTCATAAATATGATTAATAGTACTATAGACATCTAGAGGTACTTGGTATTTTAATACCGATTGACCTAAAAATATAAAATTAAAATCTGATGTGTCCATATTTCTCTCTTATTCTTTCTGGAATTTTTTCAATGTAAGGGTTATATACTTTTCTAACTTTACCTGCAAATAGTTTATGCATATTACTACCCACAACTTTATCATCATAAGTTAAACCATTAACTTTTACATCACTTGGGTTTTCAAAGTTGTGATTAAAGTAAGGCTCACCTATAAATTGATATATTTTTCTAAACTCTTGTTCTGGGTTATCAACCATGTCATCGTACTTTACATAGTGACACATATCTTTATAGTTATATGAATTTTTTATAGCTTCTAAATCTTTTGCAACAGCACCATCTTTATTCATAATCATACTTAATTTTTCTTCGTCAGTATTTAAATTATATCTATTAGGAAAAGCATCAGGGTTTTCTGTATACCACTGCATATAACTTGCTAGAACATCCATTAAATCTCTAAGTAATACTATACACTTAAAAGGACGTTTAAAATGCTTTTGCATTAATTGAAAATTACCAGGTGTTGTCACTGGTCCACGGTCAATGATTATACGTTGAGGCCAATCTTTATAATAAGTGTCATACACAGAATCTAATACATTATCTAAAGACTTGTGATCGGGATAATTTAAAAAGACATCTGTTTGTTTAAGTAGAAACAAATCTTTCATTATCTCTAAGGTAATAGAGTTAGGCGTTGCAGCTATCTCAGGGTTCTGATTCATAATACTTGCAAATAAAGTATTACCCGATCTAGGTTGTGCTACTAAAAATAAGAGTTGTTTATTTTTCTGTGGCTCCGAGGTCATTAGTCAATTGTTCTTTCTTGTTATAGATCATCTCTCCTGATTTTTTAACTCTTTCAATTGTTTGTAATTGTCCTAATACATTAAACACTTCTGGCTGTGACGAGCCTGATGTTAATGTTTCTGCCTTATTTTTCATAATCAAATGATATGAATCTAGTTGATGAGTATTAACATCTTTAGTATCAAACGAACCATCATCAAATTCTTTTTTAAGAACTGACCATAGTTTAATTTCCCTCATTCTATCCCTAGCTACTAATTGCATGTTAGCAACCGAGTAAGTTTTTTCATCTATATCAATTTGAAGTAGTTCTCTTTTTAAAGCGTCTTCTTCTTTAAGTAATTTTTCTTGTAATCTTTTTAATTTAACTTCATTACGTCTAGCGTCAAATGACAAAGACATTAAATTTTCTAAGAATACATTTTGTTCTCTAACGCACTGCCAATATTTAGAAGCTTTAGTTGGGTACTTAGCATCTTGAAGAACAGACATTCTCATTTCTGTTTCAGTTCTAAACACTTGTTTCTTAGTCCAAGTATCTCTAAGCTCATTTGTTAATTCTTTGAACTCTTGTACGTCATTTGGGTCCAATAAATTATTTAAGCTAGGAGCTTCTTTTTCTATTAGTGCATGTATGTTTCTTTTTTCATTTACTATTTTTTCACTCATTTACAATTTCTCCTGTTTCATTATGAAGCATTTTATATGCTATAATATAATTCTATTTATAATGGTTTTTATAATACTTTATTAATTGAAATATAACTATTTTTAACTAGTTGTCAAGGTCGAAGCTGTAGTTACTGATATACCGCCTGTAAATTCTTCACTTGAGTTAATATTACCTGGAGCAGGATATGCACTTCCACCAAAAACTAAACCTGTAGTTCCTGGTGCATTGCTAGCTCTATTTTGGTTAATTTGATAACCCCTTGTAATATTATTGTTACATGTGTTAGACCAACTAGTTCCATCATATTGTTCACAAGCTAGAGTAAAGCCTGCTCCTGGATTAAGTGGATTTGCATTTTGATAACCACCAGGAGCTAACGCTGCAGTTTGAGTTCCTGACCCACTTGTGTATCTACTAATTAACATGTTATTTTCAGCTGACCAAGATGAACCATCATAACTTGCTGTAGTGACACCTAATGCACTAGGAGGTATGTACCCACCAAAAACTAATCCTGCAGTTAATGTTCCAGCACTTCCTTGATGTTGAGCCCCAGTAGTAGCGGGCATAGTTCCACCCGATGAATAATTTGTTCCATCATATTCTAAAGTTGTTTGTACCCAACCTAATGGACTATTGCCCCCAGCAATAACTGCCGCAGTTTGAATACCAAAAGCGGTTGCACTACTTAAAGTTGAAGGAACAACTGTAACTGCAGTCCAATTTGTACCGTCGTATTCTTCTGTTTTATTACTGTTTGTAGCTTCATACCCTCCTATAGCTACCGCAGAAGTTTGTACACCTGTACCCATTACACCACGTCTAGCTGTATTCATGTTATTAACTGATGTCCAAGCACTTCCGTTATATTCTTCTGTTGCAGCGGTATTTGGTGGCCCACCACTAAATTTTAAACCAGCATTTACAGATCCTCCTGCACCAGCAGCAATATCTATGGCCGTGTTTACATTTCCACCAGCTGACCATACTGCTTGTGTAATTGCATTAAGGTTCGAGTTGTATTCTTCTGTGTCATCACTGGCTCCAGGGTTTTTATCTCCAGCAAAACCTATAGCAGCTGTTGCTGTTCCTGCTCCGGCATAAGATTGTCGAGCAGTAGCCATGTTTGCTGTTATAGCAAAAGTAGATCCATCCCACTCATTAGTAGCTGTAGTTACAACACCGTTTGGTGGTCCTGAAGCATTTGTATTTCCTCCAAAAACAACAGCATGAGTTTGTGTTCCAGCGTACGCAGCTCTGTTTTGTCCATTTGGAATTGTACCTGATACAACTGTCCAACTCGTACCATCATAATTAGTTATAATAGTTTGTGCTCCAGTCGGTGCACCAGGAAGTATTCCTCCTGCCCCTAATGCTGCTGTTTGTGGTCCAGCTATTGATACATCTTGTAATGCTATTGGATAAGCTCCACCAGCTGTCCAAGATGATCCGTTATATTCTTCCGTAACATTTGCTGGGCTAAGAGGGTATCCACCTACAGCTATAGCTGCTGTTTGAGTTCCGTTGGCACCCATATTAGCACGTGCAGAAGGTAAAGCCCCACCTGCTGTCCAAGATGATCCGTCATATTCTTCAGTTGCAGTTGTAAAAGCATTTGGAGATAATGTGTATCCCCCAAAACCTAAAGCTGCAGTTTGAACTCCTGCTCCGCTGATAACATATCTTGGAGTACCAAGATTATCACTTGCTGTCCAAGAAAAACCATTATATTCAACTGTTTGAGGTAATGTATTACCACCTCCAAAACTTAAAGATGCTGTTTGAGTTCCTTGAGTAGCAGACCCATTGTTGCTTGTAGCTGTTGGCATATTCCCACCACTAGACCATGCTTTAATTTGTACTAATGATTTAAGAGTACCTTCAGTCGAGTTATACCATACCTGTCCCTCGGTTGACGTATCTAACGTCGGATCCGAAGATAAGTATTTAACCCGTGTACCTCTGATACCTGAATACTCTGTCATTTAAAATTCCTTTATGGGAGAGTAATATCAGTTGGTCTAGGGTTCATATCTGTTTTTTCTGCATCAGACAACAGGTCCCACGCTTCTTGTGCCGCAGTTACTTCTGCAGTCACTAAAACTTGTGCTTCCGTTTTTGTCTTTTCAACACCGTTCTTTTCAGCTAACCACATTGCGCCTTTTTCGTTGTTACCAACGACCCAAACGTTTGCAGGAAAACCTCTAAGAAAAAAAGCTCTTCTATCTTCTGCTGTGAAGAATCCTTTTCCAGTGTTTGTAGCAGTACCATATATAAATAGTGCCATAGTTTTTACTCCTTAGTTATTGTTGTTATAAACTTATTTTCATTCATTATCAACTTGTTGTTAATGTTTTAGTATTTAATGCTGTTGTTTCTGCAGTAAATTCTTCTGTTGCATTAGATGGAGAACCTGTATCTCCACCAGCAATCATTCCTGTTGATCCTGCAGAACTAGCAGGTCCCATTGCATCTCTAGCTGTTGATATAGAAACATCTGTAATCCAAGAAGTTCCATTATAATTTTGCACTAAATTAGTAATTCCAGGAAAAGATCCTCCTACAGAATATGCGTTTGTTTGAGTTCCAAAGGCTCCCATCTTACTTCCAGCAAGAACCATATTACCACCTGCTGTCCAATTAGTTCCGTCCCATTCTGACGATGCAACTGTTAGTGCTGGTGCGGGTGTATCTCCACCCATAGATAGAGCTGCAGTTTGTGTTCCATTACCTCTAGAATTACTTAAACCTGTAGGTAAATTATTTACTTCTGACCAACTAGAACCATCATAACTTTCTGTGTTTACTGAACCTGATCCCCCAAAAATTAAACCTGCAGTTTGTGTTCCAGCGCTTCCAAACATATTCATTCTTTGAGTTGCAAAATCAGTTACATTAGACCAACTAGTTCCATTGTATTCTTCTGTTTTAACGCCAGGAGGTGGAAAACCTCCAACACCTACACCTGCCGTTTGAGTTCCAAAACCTTCAATACCTCTTCTAGCATTATTTAAATTATTTCCTTCAGACCAACTTGATCCGTTATATTCTTCTGACTCAGCATTATTTACTGCTGGGTTAGTTTGAAAGCCTCCAAAAACTAAACCTGCTGTTGAGGTCCCTGTTCCACCTAAAAATCTTCTTGATGTATTTAAATTACCCCCCGCCGACCATGCTGCACCTGTAGTGATAGTTGCTGAAAAATTGTATTCTTCTGTTGCTGATGTTACTGCTGTATCAAGTCCACCAAAAGCTAAACCTGCAGTATTATTTGATCCAGCTCCTGATAATTGACGTCTTGCTGTTGCTAAAGATGAAGTTGTTGTCCAAGATGTACCATCATATGCTTCTGTAGCTCCAGTGGTACCTGTTCCTGGAGTAGCAATACCACCAATAGCTAATGCTGATGTTTGAATCCCTGCTCCTGCTAATCTATATCTGGAGGTTCCTAAATTTCCTCCAGCTGTCCAAGCACTTCCGTTGTATTCTTCAGTTACTGCTGTTCTACCACCTGGTACATTATAGCCACCAAACCCAAGTCCAGCAGTTTGAGTACCTGCTCCTGCTAGAAGATATGTTGCTGTACCATAATTTCCTCCAGCTGTCCAAGCACTTCCATCGTATTCTTCTGTAGAATTTGATACAGGACCAGGATAAGTGCTACCTCCAAATCCTAATGCGGCTGTTTGAGTACCACAACCTGCTAAATCACCTCTTGCATTTGTTATGTTTCCACCACCTGTCCAAGCAGAACCATTGTATTCTTCGGTTGCATTTGAATATGGTGGAATATTTCCAGCAAAAGCAAGTCCAGACGTTTGTGTTCCTGCTCCTGATAATTGACGTCTTGCTGTTCCAAGATTTCCTCCAGCTGACCAACCTGAACCATTATATTCTTCTGTGTTAGCGACACTTGTTGTTGTTAAACCACCAGCTGCAACTGCAGATGTTTGTTCTCCAAATCCAGCCATAACACGTCTTGCTGTAATCATATTCCCACCAGCTGACCACGCACCAACACTTAGAACCGATTTAAAAGTACCAGAAGTACTGTTATACCAAACTTGGCCCTCGGCATCGTTAGCAGGATCACTGCTTAAAAATTTTACTGGTTTTCCAAATATCTGTTTGTATGTTGTCATAATTATGTGCTTGTTGTTAAAGTTTGTGTTGCGTTGAATGCTCCTGTAAATTCTTCTGTGGTTACTACTCCCGCAGGTCCTGGTGAACCACCAAAAAATAGTCCTGCAGATGTTGTACCTGTTGCTCCACCTTCAGCTCTTCCTGTTGTTAGAGGTGTTGTGGAAGTCCAACTTGAGCCATCGTATTGTTCAACAAGTGGTTTATTATCACTAGGCAAACCACCCATAGCTAAAGCCGAAGTTTGTATTCCTAAACCTGCTAAGTAACTTCTTGCATTAGATAGGGCGCCCCCACCAGTCCAAGCAGTTCCATTATATTCTTCTGTTGCAGCTGTGGTAGGTGCTCCACCAAAAGCTAATCCTGCAGTTTGTGTTCCACAACCTGCTAGTCCTCTTCTTGCATTAGCTAAAGCTCCACCTGCTGTCCAAGATGTTCCACCATATTCTTCAGTAGAGGTTGTATCTGGAGGTCCACCACCAAAAGCTAAACCTGCTGTTTGTGTTCCTGCACCAGCAAGTAATCTTCTAGCAGTTCCCATATTTCCACCACCAGTCCAAGATGTTCCACCATATTCTTCAGTAGAATTTGTAAGTCCAGGTTGAGTACCACCAAAAGCTAAAGCTGCAGTTTGTGTACCTGCACCACCTAATTGTGCTCTTGCTGTTGCTAAATTATTTTGCTCAGACCAAGATGAACCATCATATTCTTCTGTATCTGCAGTGTAAGGTTCTCTTCCTCCAAAAGCTAGTCCTGCTGTTTGAATTCCTGCCCCTGCTAAATTATATCTAGCTGTCCCTAAATTACCACCACTTGCCCAAGCAGCATTAATTGTTTGATATGCTTTCAAAGAACCAATAGTATTATTATACCAAATTTCACCTATCTCTGGATTAGCAGGATCGGATGAAACTGATTTTATTAGTGTTCCTCTAATTTCTTTGAATGTACTCATTTAACTCCTTAATTATTTTTTAGAAGCCAACCTTGAGTTCCGTCTGTGAAAGCTAATGTGAAGCCGGCTCTTTCTGTCGCTACTGTTAAGTCTGCTGCTGAACCTTGAATATTTTGAGAATTTCTGCCGACTGTTAAATTATTTGTATCAAAGGTTCCTGCATAGTCAACCACGGATACTTCGTCACCAATTGCAGGAGACGCTGGTAATGTTAAAGTCCATGCACCACTTGTTGTGTTTGCAAAAATTCCTTCACCCGCTACTGCTGTGTAAGTTCCAGTTTTAACTGCTTGCCAATCTGTGCCCCCTGTATTATCTACAAAAGATAAAACCCCTGATCCGTTAGTAGTTAAAATTTGATCTGCTGTTCCATCTGCTGCAGGAAAAGTTAAAGCATCAATAGTAACTGTTCCAGTACCTTTTGGTTGTATTGATACACCAATATTAGTGTCTCCACCAGATGCAGTAAATGTTGGTTTGTTTCCTGTGGCAGCATTAGCTAAAGTTAATTCATTAACTGCTGAAGCTGTTGCTGTTAAATTAAGTAATTCTAATCCATTAACATCTAAAATTTTTGTTCCTATCTTAGGATCTGTTAAAGTTTTGTTTGTTAAAGTTTGTGTTCCTGTAAGTGTAACAGCATCAGCTGTAGCTAGTGGTATTTCATAAACACCTGTGTTAGTTGCAACACCATCAAGATAAATTAGTTTCCAAGCTTTATCAGTAGTTGCAAAAGTGACCGTGGCTCCTGAACCCGATACAGCTTTCAATTGAACAGTGTACGCACCAGAGGTATTGTTTTTAATAAAATAAAAAGTTTCTGTAAGAAGAGGAAAAGTTATAATTCTGTTTCCAGATATTGTTCCTGTAAATTCTATAACTCTTTGTTGAGCAGTACCTGTTAAAGCACCGTCTGCAATAGTTAAAGCTTGAGTACCAGCACCGCCGGCAATAGATAGACTTGAAACACCGCCTGTTAATTGTTCAATAAGATTTAAATTTGCGTTAGTTTTTGTTCCCCAAGTACCAGCATTTTCGCCGGTTGCCATTAACTCTAGGCCGAGATCCGTGTATGTTGATGCCATTAATTTTGTTCTCCTAATTAGATCTTTAATTTAT